GCTGACATCGAGCGCGGCCAGGCCGTAGCCGCCGGTATCCAGCGCGGCCTGCACGGGATCGCGCTCACGTTCGCGCAGGATGCGCTCGATGGCCCGGCGCGAAGCCGAAGGTGGAGACGCCGGGGCGGAAGGGGCGGAGGCATCGGCCACGGGCGCGTCGCCGTTGGCGGCGCCAGCCGCCGTGGCAGCCTTAGCTTCGCGGTCGAGCGCGTCCTGCTCCTGGCCCAGCATGTCATGCAGCGCGGTGCTGGGGAGGGGGCGCAGGTTGTCGTAATGCTCGCGTTCGCGGATCGCTTCATTGCCCTGCGCGGCCATCTGCTTGCCCTGTTCCGGGCCGTGGGTGGCGATGAGGGCGGCTTCGCTAGGCAGGCGGCTGGAATCCCCGCTGGCGGCGATATCGCGCAGGGCGCCGTCGTAATCCTGCTGCACCTGGGCGCGCTGGTTGGTGCGAGCGATCTCCAGGCCGGCCTGGGCGCGCGGCAGCCAGGCGCGCGCCTGCGCGGGGGTGAGAGCGGAGGCGATCGGATGCGCAGTGGCGCCAGTGGGCTTGGTTTCGCTGTCGGCGGAGGCGCTTTCCTGCGCGTTGCCTTCCCTTGTGCCGCCCTGTTGGATCGGGCTGCCCGCCTTCTCCCCGGCACGTTGCGCCAGCGCGGCGACCAGCCCTTCCGGGTCGCGCGCGGCTTCGGCCTGGATGGCCGTGCCGATCAGTTGGTTCTCCATGCGCGCCTCAAAGGCGGCCTGGCGTCCCGCGCCGACGCGGATCATGTTCTGGCGCGTGAAGGCGAGCATCTCGCCCAGCGCGCCGGGGTCCTGCGCCAGGCGGCGCGCGGCGATGATGCCGACGCTGCGTGCGAAGCTCGACTCGCGCGCCTGCACGTTGGCGAGCGCTTCGCGCGCCATCACCTGGCCGAGGCCACGCGCGCGGTCCAGGCTGCACTGCGCGGCGATGGTGTTCCTGGCCTGTTCGTTGGGCGCGGCGCCGACGCGCTCGGAGGCGATCAGGTCGTAGCCGTTGACCCAGGCGCCGGTCTGGCCGTGAGCCTGCACGTCGAGGGGGTGGGGGGCGGCAGCTTCACCGCCTGCGCTGCTGACGGCGCCATCGCCTTGGGCGGCCGGCGCGGCGGAGAAGCCGGGGAGCGCGCCGCCCATGATCTGGTCGAGCGTCGGCGTGCGCAGGAACTGGGCGAGACCGCCTGGGTGGCCGGAAGCCGCCCCCGCGTTCGTGCCGGAAGCCGCGCTGGATGAAGCACCGGAGGCGGCGCCGCCGGTACCTTGCAGTTGCGTATCCAGGTCGGCCGCCTGGGCCACGCAGCTGGCGTAGCTGTCCATGGTCCAGGCCTTGGTGTCTTCCTGTTCCTTGATGGCCAGGGATTCATCCACCGCGGGTTGCACATCGGCCTTCTTCTTCTGCCGCTGGCTGACCATTTCGCCGAACTCGCCAATCGCCCCGGCCAGGCCCTGAAGGGCCCTGGGGCGGGCGTCATCGACCTGGGCGGCACTGACCGGCCCGATCGGCACGTAGCTGGTGCTGCTTTGCTGCTCTAGGATGGGGATGCGTACGCTCATTTAGCTGTTCTTTCCGATCTTGGCGGCGCCGCCGAGCAGGCTGGTGGCCGCGCCCAGGAATCCGGCTTCTTCTGCGTTGTCGGCGCTGGCGCGGGCTGCATCGGCCTGCTGGCCGTACATCAGGCCCTGGTTGAGATAGTTGGTCGCCTGGCTCTGGACCTGGTAGCGGATGTTCAGGGCATCGAGTTCGGCGTTGGCGACGGACTGGCCGTAGACATCCAGCGGGCTGCCTTCAAAGGCGATGCCGGATTGGCCCAGCGCCGCCCGCTGCTGCGAGAGTTGCCAGGCGCTTTTGCGGCGCTGCGCGTCTTCATTGGCGCTGGCGGCCTGCATGGCGCCGCTGGCGTTGTTGCGGGCAATCGTGGCGTTGGTGTCGGCGGCTTGCGCCTGGCGCTGGTAGTTGGCGCTGGCGGCGCTGGCGCTGTCCATGGCGCTCATGGCGCCGATGACGGCGCTGGCAGCCATGAACCAGGAACCGGGGTCCATGTTCAGTCTCCTTTGTGTGCGGTTGCGTTGGGCGCGGCATCGTGTCCTGCCGCGCCTCCATACAGGCGCTGCGCATGCTCGGCGAGCTGGCGCACGATCACGGGGTTGGAGCCGGGGCCGCGGGCGAGCGCGGCCTTCAGGCCGGGGTGGGCGCGGGCGGCGGTGTCGATCAGGCGGCGCGCGCTAGCGAGCATTGCGTCGGTGCGCTCGCCCCAGGCGCGGGCGAGGGTGGCGCGGGTTTGCGCGGTGAGGCGGTCGATCTGCGCGGCACTTGGTGCGCCGGCGCGGTGCATGCGCTCGGTTTCGCTGTAGATGCTCTGCGCGATCGGCTGCGGCAGGCGCATCGTGTGGAACCAGGCGCGCACGGCGCTGATGTCTTGCGGGTCCATCTTCACGCGCGGGTCGAGTTCGAGGGCGTAGCCGTCGGGGGTCTGCGGCGGGGCGAACAGGGGATCGATGGGCAGGGCTTGCAGCTCGGCGAGCGCGGGATCAAACGCGTCACCGAGGGCGGAGCCGGGCGCCGGGTCTACCTGGTCGGCGCTGCCGGCGCGGGCGTGCGCCGCTTCGGCGGGCGCGGCGCCGGCCTGCGCGTTCGCCTGCGGCGGACTGCCTGGTGCGCGCGGCGCGGGGTCGTGGGCCAGGAAGGGGGCGGAGGCGGCAGGCAGGGGCGCGGCGCCGCCCGCCGGGAAGGCGGGGGCTTGGGCGGAGGGGCCCGTGCCGGACGCGGGGGCATAGCCGCCGGCGGCGTATTCGCTGGCGAGCATCTGGCCGGCGGCCTCCTGGGTGAGATGGCCGGAGGCGACCAGGGCCTGGGCCATGGCATTCAGGCCGGCGGCTTCGGAGGCTTGCATCATGCGGCCTCCGGGCGGTGGTCGGTGTTGCGATTGGCCGGCTGCGCGGGGCGGGCGGCGCGTTGCAGGGCTTCGCGGGCCTGGGAGGCGGAGAGGGGCAGGAGGAGGATGCCGCGCGCGCTGGCGTCCAGGGTGACGAGGTCGGCGCGCTTGCGCGCCAGGTGCGCGGCCGAGCCGCCGACGCCGGGGCCGTTGCTCTTGCCGTCGGTGGCGCCGTAGAGGTAGGCGGCCGCGCGGGCGTAGAGGTCGCGGCCGTAGGTGGCGGGGCGGTGCGGCGGGTGCTCGGGAAGCGCGGCCCAGACGGCTTCGCTGGCCTGAACGGCGTGTTCGAGGGCGCGGGCGTAGGCGTCGGCGCAGGCCTGCAGCGCGGCGATGGCGTGGCGGCGCTCCTGCATCAGGGACTGGGCGTGTTGCCAGCGTTCGTCCAGCGCATGCCTTGCCTGCTCGGCGCGCAGTTGCGCGAGGCGCTCGCGCAGGGAGTCGAGCGCGGCGGCCAGTTCGGCTTCGTGGGCGCTGGCCGCGGCGGCGGCGGCGCGGCTTTGCTCGAGCTGGCCCTCATCGGCGCTGGCGAGCAGGTCGAGCAGGGTGCGCTGGTGGGCCAGGCGCTTGTCGCGCGCGTGGGCGGCGCTGGCCGCGTGCGCCTGCGCCAGCTCGGCGATGGCCTCTTCGAGTTGCGCGGGGGTTTGCGCGCGGCTGGCGACGAGCTTGCGCAGGCGGGCGAACAGGGTGAGGGGGTGGGACGCTGCCGGGGCAGGCGAAGAAGCGGAGGTGTTGCGCGGCATGTGGGCCTCGTGGTGAAAAAGGGGTGGGGGGAAGGGGGCGTTGCGGCGGGTCGTTGCGAAGGGCGCGTTGCGAAGGGCGCGTTGCGGAGGACACGTTGCGAAATGCGCGGGCGGCAACGGCGCGCGGGCAACGCACAGGCGAGCGGGCCGCCGCTATTCGCGCAGCCAGGCGTAGAGGCTGCTGGCGCGGCCCTCGGGGGTGAAACGGCGCATGCCTTGCGGGGTCTCGCAGGCAAAGCCGAGCAGGCGCAGCCAGCGCGCGCCGGCGGCAAAGCCCTGCTCGGCGTGCGCCTCGACGCGCGCGTAGGGGCAGGAGGCAAGCCAGCGGCGCACCGCGCGGGTGAGGGCGAGCAGGTGCGGCCCGCAGTCGCGCGCGATCAGGCCCCAGGCCAGGGCGCGGCCCGGGTGCAGAGCGTAGGCGCCCAGGCAGGCGATGACGCGGGCGGCGCGCTCGTCTTCCTGCCGCGCTTGCAGCAGCACGGTGTAGGCCTCGGTGCGCGCCAGGGCCTGCGCATAGCCGCGCCCGGCGAGCTGCGCCTGCACGTGCGCCTGGCCGGGTTGCAGGATCAGGGTGTCGAGATCGGCGGGCGCGTAGGGGCGGATCAGGATGCGCGGCCAGTGCAGGCGCGGCCAGGGCGGGGAGGGATGCCCGGGCTTTGCCCGCGCGGGCGCCGCTTTGGCTGCGGGCGCTGCTTTCCCTACGGGCGGCGCCTCGGCCATGGGCATCGCCTCGGCCATGGGCATCGCCTCGGCCATGGGCATCGCCTCGGCCATGGGCATCGCCTCGGCCATGGGCATCGCCTCGGCCACGGGCATCGCCTCAGCCACGGGCGCCGCTTCAGCCACCGGCGCCACAGCGCACGCCAGGGCAGCGAGGGATGCGCCGGCTGCCGGCTCGGTGGCGGGCGCCGGGGCGCATGCCTGGGGCACGTTCGCGCGCGGACAAGTCAGGGCGCAGCGGCCGGCAGGGGCGGCGCCTCCGCCCACGGCGGGCGTCCGCGCGTGACCGCGCGGGCGCGGGGCGAGGCCGCGCGCCCAGGCGGCATTTCGCAGGGCGGCGGTTTCCAGGGTTTCGAACGGGCGGGCGGCGTTCTCGCGCATGTCTTTCAATGCCTCAGCGGTCATAGACGTGGGTCTGCGGCATCACCGCGATGATGGTGGCCGGCAGCGGCTGGTTGTTCTGGATCCACACGCGCGGCTCGAAGCCGTAGTCGCCGTCGAACTCGACCAGCTTGTCGCCGGTAAAGAGCGGCGGCGGCGCGTCCATCAGGTCGCTGCTGGCGCGGAAGGGCAGCTCGTCCAGGCGGCTGCTGTCCGGCCCGTATTGCGCGCCCAGGGTTTCGTGGAAGCGGATGGCGAGCTTGTTGATGCGCGCGGTCTTGCCCTGGCTCGTTCCATCGGCGCCGCCGGCGTTCAGGCGCATGGTCGAAAGCTTCGCAGGGCAGGGCAGGCCGACCTGCGCGACGCTGGCGGCGCCTTGCAGGGTGATGGCCCCCCCAAGCACCACGCGCTGCGGATGCGGCGCGCCGTTGGTGAGCACGTCCACGGTCATGCCTTCGAGGTGGGAGAGGCCGGAGAGCGTGGTGACGGTCATGCGCCAGGCATTGGCCGGCGGGGCGACGGGCGCGAGCGGGTTGGCCGCCTGCGCGGGAAAGGGGGCTTCGATGGTGGCCAGCACGTTGCTGGCGTCCACGAAATTGGTGATCAGCGCCTTGGCGCTGGCCCAGGTCTGGGTGCGCGTGCCGCCGGCGTCGATGCTGCTGGCGAGGTAGCGGTAGTGGATGTAGCGGCCCACATCGCCCAGCGAGAACACCGGCGCCCCGGCGGCGAAGGGCACGCTGCCGGAGCCCTTGACGAGCGCGGCGGCCCCGGGCGCGAGGGCGGCGTTGACCTTGCCGTCGTAGGTCAGGCCGCAGTCTACGTAGAAGGCCTGCTCGATGTCTTCGCCTTCCTGGTGCTCGGCTTCCATGTATTCGATGTAGCGCTTCGTCACGCCGTTCACGGTGCGGCGCACGATCAGCCACAGTTCGTTGCGTCCGCCGTCCGGGCTGGGGATGCAGGTGAGCGCCTCGGCGATGCCGTCGCCGCCCAGCGGGTGGCGGTGCCAGCCGACCACGTCCTGCTCGCGGTTGAAGGTCAGGCCCAGCAGCAGGCCGTCGGCGCGCGCGTACCAGAGCACGCTGTGCGGCTCCTGCTGGAAGTCGCAGGCCGTCAGGCCCGACTGGGTGACGTGCTCGGAGAGCACGGTGAGGTCGGTGCTCTTGTAGGCGTCGGGCCCGAAGTCGTAGGCCATCTCGCGCACCTTGCGGCCGCTGCGCTGCACGTAGACGATGGAAGAGCCGATGCGCTGCGGGGCCAGGCTGCGGCTGCCGTATTCGCTCTGCGGCTGCACGGTGATGTTGTCCGGGCCGAAGACCTGGTTCTTGGTCATCTCGCAGCAGCGGAATTCGCCGCCGGCCGTGCCGATCAGGAGGTCCACGCCGGGGTCCAGCCATTGCACCTGGTTGACCTTGCGCGCCACGATGGTGATGCTGATCGCGCCGTCGGCGGCGACCTGGCCCAGCTCGTCGCGCGGGTTGAAGTTTTCGTAGTCGCCGGTGACGCTCATCCAGACGCGCTGGCCGGCCGCGAACACGAGGCGCTCGCGGAAGAAGGTGACCTGCGAGGGGTAGCCGTCCACATCGTTCCAGGCGCCCAGGGCCCAGCGCATGGTCCAGGTGTTGGTCGCGCCGGTCGGGATGCTGGAGAGCACCGTGGCGGTGACGTGCTTGCTGTCGGTATAGCCGGTGATCTTGGCCCAGCCGTAGCCGGGGTCCAGGTATTGCCACTGCACGCCGGCGGTGCCGTCGTAGGCCGCGCCGCTGGTGTGCGTGGGCTTGACCCCGCCGGAGGTGCCGCTGTTCAGGGCGTAGTAGTTCACGCCGTTGCTGCGCACGAAGTTGCCGGCGCTGTAGCTCTTGCCGGCTTCCCACTGGTTGGTGTCGCGCACGTCGCGCTCGCCCAGGTAGAACAGGGTGCCGACGTGGCCGGGCTGGAAGATGTCCTGCCCGGCGGTGATCGTGATGTTGCCGCTGGTGGCGCTGGCATAGGCCAGCGAGGCGGGGTCCGCGCCGATCGGCTTGAAGGGGCCGCCGGTGTTGGCCACGGCGGTGAGCGTCCAGGCGGTGCCGCCGTAGCGCGTCAGCTTGCGCGGCTGGTAGGCCGGGTGGGCGATGTAGATGATGTCGCCCGACTGGGCGAAGCGCAGGCGCAGCGTGCCGTCGGTGTCGACCAGGTCGGCCGCCGTGTAGGGGGTGGGGATCTCGTAGATGTTGCCGGGCTGGGCGTACCAGTAGGCCGCGTTCGGCGGGGTGTTGCCGGTGCTCGCCTGCAGGCAGTGGTAAGTGACGCCGCCAAAGGTGGCCAGGTCGCCGGCCTTGTAGGCGGTGGCGCCGTTATAGGCGGCCACGCTGCTCGTGATCACCTGGCCGTGGTTGGCGTAGAAGCGGATGTACTGGTGGCCGAACTCGAGCACGTAGGCCTGCGTGGTGTTGAACTCGAAGCGCAACAGCCAGGTGCGCTGCGCGGAATTCTTCACCTCGCCGACAAAGCGCGTGCCGCCGCGGCGGATCGCCGGGCCCTGCACCGAGAGCAGGAAGTTCTCGATGCGCCTGGCGCCGTTGGCGTATTTGCCCAGGTCGACGCGGCCATCGAGCTTGGGGGAGAGTTCGCCGGCGTTGAACGATGTCTGGATGGGAGAGGCTTTTGCCATGAAAAACTTCCTGTAAGCTGGCTGCCGTGTTTGACGGAATAGCGGGGATGGAGTGACCGTGCCGGATCAGATCGATGGGAAGAATGAGGCGCACGCTTGGCGCACGCGTGACTGGCCACGCGGAGCAAGCTGGCCCGTCTTGCGCCAGGCCATGCGCACGCATGACGCAAAGAGCGAGGTACATCGCGAAGCGCAAGCCGAGTTGGCCCGGCGGATGTGGTCCATGACGTGGATGGCCGTCGCGGTTGTCGCGGTAATGATGGCTTGCATGACCCTCCCCTTGTGGCAATCGCTGCGTTGATCACAGGCGCGAAGTGACCCACGCGTCATCGGCGATCCCCTGCGGCGGCTTCTCGATCGCGTTCACCAGCGCCGCCGCCTTGATGGCGGCGCGATAGTCCTCCGAGGCGACGTTCTTCTTCTCGTTGGCCTGGGTGATGCCCTCGCAGGCTTCGTACGCCAGCTTGGCGGCGAGCGCCTCGATGAACAGGGCGTCGAAGGCGCCCGGGTCGTTCACGTCGGCCACGTAGCGGATCTTCAGCGGCGCGGCTTCGTCCGACAGCAGCACGCCGCCCTCGATGGCGTAGGCGCTGTCGTCGCTATTGCGGTAATCGGCCGCCGAGGGCGCATCCTGGAATTCGCCCGCCTGCACGATGCGCAGGAAATCGGCGGGCAGTTGATAGGCGCGCGCGTAGCCCCAGGCGGGCGCCTGCGCAAGCGCGGGCAGCGCGGTGCGCTTCAGGGCGAAGGCCCAGAAGTGGCGGCGCAGCTCGGCGCGGCGCACCGTGTCCCACAGGCCGCTCATGACGCGCGCCTGCTTGTTGTTGTCGCCCATCGAAGCGAGCGGCAAGGCGCCCAGCTTGAACAGGGCGCGGTTGACGATTTCGACCTGGCCGGCCATCGTGGTTTCCTCTCAGTGCTCGCTTGGCGTTTCAGGCGGCGGCGTTGTATTTGCCGCTGGTCTCGATGTATGCGTGCAGGCGCTGCAGGGCGGCGAGCACCTGCAGGCGCGCCTGCTGGCCCGAGAGGCCGAGCGCGGCGAGGTTGTCCCAGTCGACGGTCAGTTCGATGTTTTTCGAGACGGTCGCCGCGCCCACCGCGTCGGTGACGGCGTGGTCGTGGTCTTCGGGGTTGAGGCTGTAGCGGCGGGTGGCCATGGCATTCCTTTCATTGGGGTCAGAGTCGAATTTCGGGCAAAGGGGGGCCAGGGGCGGCACGGCGGCCGCCCCGGTTGCTTCCGATACCTGGTGCGTCCGCGGACGCGCGTTACTGGCCGCGCATCAAGAGCCGGAGTCCACGTACTGCACTTCCAGCCCGATCAGGCCGCCGGCGGTGAGGCTGGTGGTGACGAGCACGACGATGTCCAGCGTGCCGCCCGGGTCGCTGGCCAGGCCCGCGGCCTGCCAGAGCGGCTGTTCCTGCTTGTTCAGGGCGTAGTTGCCGGACTGGTTGGTGACGTTGGCCTTGGAGAGCGCGGCGGCCACCGATTGCGCCGAGGCGAACAGGGCCGTGGCGGTGGCGTTGATCGCCGCCGGGAAGGCGGAGGCGCCCGAGTCGCGCGTGCTGCGGCCCACGCCGATGGAGATGACGCCGGAGGTGAGCGCGGCGCAGGAGAGCAGCACGTTGCGCACCATGGCGTTGGAGGGCAGCGCGATCAGCGCGTAGGTGGAGCCGGCGGCATAGGTGGCGCCGCCGGTGTCGGCGCTGCCGGCGGTGATCGAGCCGACGGCGGTCTTGAGCACGCCGCGCTCCAGGCGGCCGTCATTGATGACGGCGGGGACGGCGTCGCGGTTGGTCACCGGCACGCTCTTGAGGTTGACTACAGCCATGAGGGAAATCCTTTCAGTTGGGTAGGGAGCGTCGCGGGGCGGGCGGGCGTTGCATGGGCAGGCGCATGCAGCCGCGCTTGCTTCGCTGTGCCGCGCCCCACCCTGCCCGCCGGGGGCGGGCAGGGCATGCACCCAGGTGCCACGCACCCGCGACGCTTTGCTTCTGTCTTTCGCTTTTGTCTTTTCGTTGCAGTTCCGTCAAAGAATCATCCGGCTCCGCCGGTGATTCTTTGCAAGCTAGAACCACGAAAAAGTAGGGGTGTACTTTTTCGTGTACTCAAGCGCAGGGCAGCTCGACGACCATTTTCTCCTGCAGGCGCGTGCCGCCGAAGGTGCCGTACAGGTAGACCTGCCAGGGCAGCCCGGCCAGGTCCTTGCGCTGGCTGACGTCGGCCGAGAGGTCCTGCCACATGCCCAGGTGCATGCCTTCCTTCACCCACAGCGGGCAGCGCGTCTGGTTGCTGCCGTTGGTGGGCAGGCGCTCGCTGTGGATGAAGTCGACGCGGCCCCAGCTCATGAGAAAGCCGTCGTTGATCACGGCCTTCTCGGGGTTGTAGTCCGCGTTGATCACCTGCACCTCGTCCATCAGGTTGCGGTTCTGCTTGGCGGTGGTGGCGCAGTAGAGGCGCTGGCCGGACGACGGGTCGTAGGCCTCGGCGGCCAGCAGCATCTGGATGCCGGCCTTGATCTTCTCCACGTTCATGCCGGTGGCGGCGGCGGCGCCTTCGGAAGCCGAGACCTGCTGGCTGCCCGGGAAAGGCGTGGCGGTGGCGCCGGTGCCGCCGGTCTGCGCGATGCCGAAGAAGGCGGCGATGATCTCATCGTCCATCGCGCGCGCCATCGCGTTCATGCCGTTGGTGACGTAGGAGGATTGCGGGTCGATCAGCATGCGCAGCTTGTCGATGCCGTCGATCAGGTCGTTCCAGTCGTAATCGGACGGGTAGACCCAGCGGCGGTCGGTCTGCGTGTCGGCCGGGGTCAGGCTGGGGTAGCGGGTGGTGCGCTTGGTGGCGGTGGTGGCGGCGAACTGCTCGACCGGCACGCCCTGGCGGCCGACGTAGTTGCCGGTGGTGACCGCGTTGCGGAAGCGCGAGCCTTTCTGCTGCGCGAGGATCTGCACGTTGGTGGTGTACTGCTGCACGAAATGGGTGGTGACGAATTGGCTCATGGCCGGTTCCTAAAAAAGTGGACGGGACTTCTGGCTCGCCGGGCTTGCCCTCGCGCAGGCGAGGGGCCGCGACATGCCCGGTTACGCCGGGCAGCGGCATCGTCCGGATGCTTTCGGGCCGGGGCTTTCGCCTTGCCGGCCGGGCAGGCCGCCGGTGGACGGACTGCCCTGGGTTGCTTGTTGTGGCGTTTGCATGGGTTGAATGCGCCGCCTCAATGCGGGCGCGGGCAGCGGTGCAGGGAACAACGCATGCCGCTGATCGCGCCGGTGCGGAACGCCCGCGCCGGCGCGCTGGTCCATACGCAGGCGCCCGCGCTGCGCACGCCCTGCCAGGCGATCAGCGCCTGCGGCTGCAGCGTGAGTACGAAAGCGAGCAGCGCATCCACGGCTAGTGCTCCGCGCCGGGGAAGGCCATGCGGTGCAGGCGGTTCATCTCCGCCGCCTTGGCCGCGTCGCCGGCGATGTAGCTCGCCGTCCAGGCCCGGTCGGCGCGCAGCTGCGCGATCCGCTCGCGCGCCTCGCCGGGCGAGTAGTGGCCCAAAAGGCCCGTGTCGCCGCTGGAGATCAGGCGATGCTCGGAGAGGCCCAGGCCCACTTTCGCCATGAAGCGCAGGAAAGTGGCGGTGCCCAGCGACTGCTCCATCTTGCCCATCAATTGGGCGCGCGCCTGGCCGTCGGGCGCGGGCAAAAAATGCAGCGCGGCGCGGCGCGCGCGGTCGGCGTTCGCATCGAACTGGCCGCCCCACTCGCTTTTCAGCTGCGCCAGCTCGTTCTCCGATTGCGCGCGCACCCGCGCCTGCTCTTGGGCCTGCGATTGCGCCAGATGCTCGTTCCAGCGCTGCGCCAGCACGCCGGCCGAGCGCGCGGGGATGCCGGCTTCGTGCATCCAGCCGGCCGCCGTGCGCGCGAAGTCTTCCGGGGCGCCTTCGGGCACGGCCAGCGCATAGCCTTCGGCATTCTCCGGCACGCCGATGCGCGCGCGGAAGTTGCGCACCTCCTCCTCGCTGGCGTTCTCGCCCGGCACCGCGACCATGCGGCCGGCGCGCTCGGCGCCGATCATGCGCTCCAGGTTGTAGTTCGACTCGACGGCGGAAAGCGCGTCCTTCCAGCCCTTGGCCTGCGCCCAGCGGCGCAGGTGTTCGTCAGGCAGGGAGGCGTACCAGGGCGCGCCGGGCTCCTCCGCCGCGGCAGGCGGCGCGCCCCTCGCGGCGGGCGCGTTGGTGCCGGCGTCAGCCGCCGGGGCGGCGTGGTGCGGGGAGGCGGCGTGATGCGCGGCAGATGCCTGGGGCGCGCCCGCGTGGCGCGGCGCGACTGCGCCGTCGCGCAGCGGGCCTTGCGCGCTGGCGTGTTGCAGGAGGTCTTCACTCATTGTTCTGGTTCCTTGTGTGGCGCGCCTCAGTCCTCGGCGCTGTCCTCTTTCATGCGCAGCAGCGCGGCGTCGTCCAGGTGCAGGTGCGAGCAGATGCGCAGGTAGACTTCGCGCCGGCCTTCGTTGACCGCCATCGCATGCGTGTCGATCACGCCGCTTTGCGGCGAGACGATCACCGAGCTGGAAGCGGCGCGGCAGAAGCGGCGCAGGTCTGCCAGCACCTGCTCGCCGGCGGGAGTGGAAAAGGCGGCGCGGTAATGCGAGCGGCGGCGCAGGATACGGTCGATCTGGCGGTGCAGGGCGGTCAGCATGGCGATTGCCTTGTCTCGGCGGCTACGGTGCGAGGAAATTGGGGTCGGATCAATTTTTCGCGGCTGTATCGCGAAATGTTTCTCTGACCCCAATTTCCGGAGGGCGAAGCGGGCAAGGTTGTGAATGACGAAAGAGATGTGCCGCGCTCGCCTTGTAACCCCGAGTCCGGAAATTCGGGGTCAGAGCACAAATTCGCAAAAAGCCGCGAAATTGTGGTCCGACCCCAATTTCCTGCGGTGTCTGTGCGCGGGGCAGTGAGAAAGCGCCGCATCACGCCCCCTGCGGCAGGATCGCCGGCGCCTGGCTGTTCGGCAGGCTGGCCGCGAGTGCGCCGGCCTGGGCGAAGTTCTTCGCGGCGGAGGCGGCTACCGGGGCGGCGGCCAGGAGCGCCTGCATCTGCTCGGCCTGCTGCTGCGCGCCTTGCAGCTGCGCGATCTCTTCATCGCTGTGCAGGGTGTGCTCGGGCACGCCATTGATGTCGGCCAGCTCGCGCGCCATCGCCACGGCGTCGAACAGCATGGTGACGCGCTTGTCGAATTGCGCCAGCGGCGCGATCGCCTGCAGCGTGTTCATGATGCCCACGCCGGCGGCGGCGCGCTGCGCCAGGTTGAGCGGCGACTGGTATTCGACCTTCACCATGCCGCCGGCCTCCTTCAGCTCCGGCGGCATTTCCGGCAGCAGGCCCGCGTGCGCCAGCACGTCCAGTTCGCGCGCGATCATCGGGCCCAGCAGTTCGGTCTGGATGCGCCCCATCGTCGGGGCCAGCAGCTGCCCTTTCTCCTGCGCGCGCAGCATGGCTTCGGTGGCGGTGATCGCCGGCTCCTGCACCAGGATGCGGAACAGGGTGACGAAGAAGGCATCGTTGATCACCTCGCGCTCGGCGTTCATCATCTCCATGCCGATCTGCACCTGGCCGCGCGTCTCGAAGGGAATCGCCATCGGCCTGCCGTTCGCGTCCACATAGCCGAAGTTGAGCGCGTTGGGCCGCATGTTGAAGCTTTGCAGGCTGCCGTCGTCGGTCAGCATCACCGGCGGGTCTACCACCTTCTGCCCGGCGCGGATCAGCGTCTTCTTCATCTCGTTGAGCGTCTTGATGGTGGGCAGCACCTTCATCGCCGGGCTGCGGCCGTAGGTCTCGTTGGGCGCGGTTTCGAAGCGCGGCACGGCAAAGGGAAAGACGCGGTAGCCGCCTTCGGAGACGATCGCGCGGTCCTCCAGCGAGAGGTAGGCCGAGTAATACGCCATGCCGGTGGCGTCGTATTTTTCGCCCTGGCAGTCGCGGTTCGGGCGCACGCAATGCAGGAAAGCGAAGCGCGCATTGCGGTCGCGTTCGTGCGCCAGGCGGATGCGCTCCGGCAGGTTTTCATAGCCGAACAGCGTGGCCGCCTGGTGGGCGGAAAGCTCGAACTTGCGGTGCAGGGTATCGATCACGCCATGCCCGTCCTCCGCCAGATAGGTCTCGGCGAGCGGCAGGCTCTTGTAGCGCAGGCCGAAGCCGGGCACGTCGTCAATGAAGAGGATGCCGGTGCCGAAGGCGCCGATGTCCATCACGCATTCGCCGCTTTGCGCCTGGAAATTGGCGCGCGGCGCGTAGCGCAGGCGGAACAGGACGTCGGTGACCTGCTCCAGGTAGCGCTTCACATGGACGTTCTTGGCGAGGATCGGGTCCTGCGTGGTCAGCACGTGATAGCGCTGCGTCGCGGGGAAGGACATGCTGATCACCGCGGCGGCGAATTTCGAGAGCGCCAGCGGCGCGGTGTCGTCGAAAATGCGCTGGTTCAGCTTCTCGCCGCCCGGGCGGGCGCGCTGCTCGAACAGGTTCTGGTTGGGCCGCACGCGCTCGGCCACCTCGCGCCAGTGGCCTTCCCACAGGCCGCGCCGCGAGGCGAGCTGTTCGTGTTCGCGGATGCACTCTGCGGCGCGCTCGTCCATGCCCGCATCCTTCCCGCGCGGGGAGGAGGAGGGCGTGGAAAAAGCGGCGGCGCGGTGATCCGCCTGGTGTTGGTGGCTCTGGGTCATGGGGATTTCCTGGGATTCGGTGCGTGGGCACGGGCCGCGGCGCGCTTGCCGGCGCGCGGCCGCGTGACGCCGCCGCGCATCACTTCGCGCAGCAGCGCCTGGTCAACCTCGGCGTCGGGCTCTCCGTCCTCGGGAGCGCCATCGAGGTTGTCGGCGCCGGCGAGCAGCCAGCCGTCGCGTACGCGCAGCAGCGCGGGCACTTGCATTGCCATGTCCGTCTCGCTAGCCCGCGATGTTGGCCGGCACGCCGGTGGCGCTGGCGTTCACGCCGGTGGCGGTGGTGGCGAGCACGCGGATCGGCCCGGCGCTGGCGCGGAAATTGGCCGTGCCGTTGGCGGTGAGCGAGACCGGGGCGGCGGTGCCGTAGTGGTTCACCGGCAGCCAGGCGCCCGAGGCGGCGAGCTTTTGCAGGGCGACGCTGCCGCCGCCGAAGGTCGCGTCCACGTCGAGCACGCCGTCGCCGCCCGGCCAGTCGAAGGCGTTGCCGGTGCCGCTGCCGGCGGTCATCAGGTCCAGTCGTATGCGTCTTGCCATGTTCAAGCTCCTAACAAAGTCTTGCCTTGGGTTTCGGGCGTGGCCGTGCCTTGCGGGCCGGTCACGTTGGAGGCCAGCGCGCCTTTGCGGCGCAGGAGGGCGGATTGCTCGTCCTGCTGCCTGGCATCGGTGTCTTCAATGGTGGGCGGGGGCTGCTGCTGCACCACCGGGGCGGGCGCGGGCGCCGAGCCGCCGCCCTTGCCGCCGCCGCCTTGCTGCTGCTGTTGCGGTTGCGCCTGCATCAGGCGGCCTTCGCGGGCGAAGGCGGCCGGGGTGAGCCGCTGGCGCGCGCGCGAGCCGCTCTGGGCTTCCGGTTGATCGTTCATGCTTGCCTCGAATCGGTTGGGGTTGAAGTGCGGGTAAAAGGAGGGGGAGCGGCCAGCGAGAGAGCGTGCACATCCAGCAGCTCGCCTTGTTCCAGGTGCACGCGCCGCACGGTGGCTTCGTGCGTGAAGCCCAGGCGGGCGAGGATGCGCGCGATCGCCGCGTGCTGGGTCCACACCAGCACCTGCTGAACGCCGCGCGGCCACACCAGCGCCAGGGCGGCGGGCATCAGCGAGCGCAGGCGCAGGGCATTGCCCATGATGTGCGGCTCGAGCACGCGCGGGTTGCGCAGCACGCAGCGGAAGGCCAGGCCGGCGTCCATGTCGCCGATCAGCCATTGCTCGCCGCTCGCCAACTGCCCGTAGACGTACTGCATGGCGTCGGCGCGCGTGTAGTCGTGGCGGATGTCGCTGGCCACCAGGTGGCGCCACAGGAAGTCCTGCACCTGCTCGTCGCGAAGGTCGAGGAAGTCCATTAGGCCTCCCCGAAGATGGGGTAGTCGGAAAGCGCGTACTGCGCGCGCGGGCCGCTGGGCGCGCGGCGCACCAGTGCGCGGCCTTCGCCGGCGCCCAGCATCAGGTACTGGTCGGCGTCCGCCACGTGCGAATGGTCGTTCTTCTCCGGCACGTCGCGAAAGCGCGCTTCGCCGGCCAACGCCATGCGCTTGTAGTGGTACGCGCCCGCGTAGGCCTTGCGCAGCATGCGGCAGCGCGGGTGCACGATCAGGCCGGGCTCGCCGTCCACCATGCGCCGCATGGCCACCGACACCGCCTCGATGCGCAGGGTCGGCTCGTTGCTGCTCGCCGGCCGCGCTTCGATGCCGGCGGCGCGCAGCAGGTCATACGTCGTGCGCTCGTCGTCGTTGCGGATGTCGCCGGCCGGGTCGCCGGTGATGGCGCGGATGCGCAGCTCGCCGTAGTGCTGCGCGATATGCTGGCGCAGCAGCTCGGCGAAGCGCACGATGCCCATGTTCTGGGTCACCAGCTCGGAGTGCTTGCGCCACTGGCCGTTCGGCATCTGCTGCGCGAACACGGCGGCGGGGGTGAGGCCGAAGTCCAGGCCGATGTCCAGCGGCAGGCGCGGGTTGATCTCGAACTCGCGGCAGTGCACGTTGTCGCGGTAGTCCGGGTAGACCGGGCGGCCGTCGAGCACGTAGCCGTAATCGCCATTCACGTAGACCTTGACCCACTCGGTGCCCTTGTTCGCCTTGGCCTTCAGGTAGTAGCCCGGCGGCAGGTTGGCGAGGTTCTCGGCCTGCGGCGATTGCCCGCCCGGCTGGGCGAACCATTCGGAGAGTTTCTGGTCGGGGCGCAGCGCGCCGATGCGGCGCAGCTCTTCCTGCAACTGCGCGTTGTGTTCGGCTTCCTCCGAATCCCCGCCCTTGCCGCTGGCCTCCTCGGCCATGCGGTACCACCAGTGGTCGGTATCCGGCGGGTTGGTGTCCATGATGATCTGCGGGTCGCTGCAGCCGCCCTCTTCCATGCGCGGGTAGCGGCCCACGCGGCCCGTGAGCCCGTCGAGGATGGCGCGCGGCACTTCGCGCGCCTCGTTGATCCAGGCGTCCGAGAGTTCCATTGAAAGCAGCTTGCGCACGTCTTCCGGGCGGTCCAGCGCGATGAAGATCACCTCCCAATCGATCATCGCGCCGCTATCGACGATGTGGTGCGAAGGCGGATTGGTCTCGCGCCAGCGGCCCACCGAAGGCGGAATCCACTGCTGCCAGGTCTTGATGGTGGTGGTCTTCAGTTCCGGGTAGGTGTTGCGGATCACCGCCGTGCGGCGGCGTATCCAGCCGTCCAGCAGGCGCTTCTGGTGCATCGCATTGCCCATCAGCTTGAGCACGCAGGCGGTGGACTTGCCCGAGCCGATCGGCCCGCGGATCGCCGCCACGAAGGCATCGCTCTTGATGAAATCGGCCGCCACCGGGCCGGGCGCGGCGTACTGCTGCGTCGGCCCGTTCACGAACAGCGACCTGGCGGCCGCGTCGCGTGCATCAAGGGAAGGAACCATGTTTGCCATTGCGTTCTTGGTGTCTTTCACGTCTTGCGGATCGGTTCCGCGCCCCCGGGCGCGGGACGCGCGCGAGGCGGGCGCACCATCGGCACCGGCATGCCGGCCCATGCCGGCATCGGCATGCCGGCTCGTGCCCGCACTGGCGCGCGCGGCGCTGCCCCGGGTGGCGCGAGGAGGTTTCGCCACCGTGCTGCTGCCTGCGCTCTTGCCGGTACCTTCCGTACCGGCCGCCGTGGATTGCCTGCCCGCCATCGCGCGCGTCCCGCTCAATGTTTGGTGTCCGCGCCGGGATTGCGCGCGAGCATGCGGCTCGAAGAGGCGTTTGCCGCCTTCAGGCTCATCTTCCCCGCGCGGTAGGCGAAGAAAGTGGCCGCGTCCTGGATCGCGGTGAGGAAGCCGCCGAAGTCGTCGAACCAGCCGTCGTAGGTCAGGCCGTTCACTTCCATGTGCAGCTTCCACGCCCGCGCGTGCAGGGTGGAACGGGTGATGCTGATGTCGCTGATGTGCATGCTCGCGCCTCGTAGGTTCGGGGGCAGACACACCTGGCCGGACAAGCCCTGGCGGGCTCCCCGTTGACCTGCACGCTCGGCTCCATCACATGAGGTTGGCAGTGGCCTTCAGGTGCGGTGGCGCAGGTGCATCTGCTGGAATCTAAGATACGCAGGGGCAATCGCTATGTGTAGTTGAAATGCAAAGAGAAGGTGATGTGCATTTCATAACGCGCCCAACTGGCCATGGGCAGTATTGCTGTCCTCTTTTGCAAGGCGGCTTGACGCGTGCTCTCGCTCGGGAACGCGACGCTTCTAGTCGTGAAATCCCACTTCGGCCCGCTGTATCACGCCCTCCCGGGCGAAAACACCGCACTCGTACCGATCGAGCAAGACAGCAGTAAAGGACAGGATGACACCCTGCTCGCCATGCTGGTTCCACTCAATAATCCTGGCACCCTGCTCCCGCGCCTTCTCCACGCCACTCGCGCGCCAGGCGGCAAACGTGGCACCGGGCTTGGCGCTGTCACACGCGGCCTGCGCCAACCCTTCCGCATGATGGTGCCGAAATTTGAAGACAGCCCCCAGCGGGGCCAGCACCACGACGAACGTGGCGAAGACGAAGAGTATCGGATGACGGCTCGGGAAAGAGGGAAGCGGCAT